TAAGGCTACAACTATAACAGATGGACTAGGTAATACTCTAGATACACTACAAACTGAAGTAGATGATATTTGGAAAGCCTATGATGAATTAGCGGATAACCCTTTATAGAGGTACTAAATAATGGCAACAACTAAAAATGTAGAACGGTTACCTAGTGGTAAGTTGAAATATAGGGGTGAGACTTTTCCTGGATACAACAAACCTAAGCGTACACCCAGTGCATCTAAGAAGTCTGCTGTATTAGCTAAGAAGGGTGACCAAGTAAAGATAGTACGTTTTGGTGATCAAAACATGTCTATAAAAAAAGATAATCCAGAACGACGCAAGAGCTTTCGTGCACGTCATAACTGTGATACAGCTACAGATAAGTTCACTGCACGTTACTGGTCTTGTAAAGCGTGGTAACAATGGCAAAGAAAACACCTACACCTACAAACACGAAATTGTATAACCAGAAGAAAGCTCTGGCTAGAAAAAAGTTTAAGAAATGGCCCAGCGCGTATGCGTCTGCTTGGTTAGTAAAGGAATACAAAAAAGCTGGGGGTAAATATAGTGGCACAACGAAAAACAAGGTCACGTAGTCAACACGTTCTTGTAGGGCGTAGAGGTTTTTCTAAAGGTGGTTTAGGTAAATGGTTTGGAGAGGAATGGACAGATGTTAAAACAGGTAAAAAATGTGGTAGGTCGGGTACTTCAGAAAGTGGTAGACCTTATCCTGCGTGTCGTCCCAAAAAAGTGGCGAGCAAAATAAGTAAGAAGGAAGCAGCTAAGAAGACAGGACCTGCTAAGGTTAAGTGGTCTACTACTGCTTCTGGTAGAAAAAGGACAACGTAATGGCAAAAGGTGTTCCACATTATTTCAGAGATGGTACTGAACATAAGGGCGGTATGCATAAGATGCCTAATGGTGATATGCATTCTGGCAAAACACATGGTAAGAATAGTAAGAAACTGTTTCACCTAAATGAGTTGAGTGCAACAGCAAAGAAAAAAGCAAAGAAAAGGATTGTATAATGGGTTCTGGAATTAATACGCCACCTAAAAGTTTTAAAGCTTTAAGTAGGAAAAAATTAGTATCTTTAGTTCGTGATGACATGGGTTATTCTGATGATGATTTCGATTTTAAAAATATAACAAAAGGTGAGTTGTTAGAAATCGTAGACAACCATTTTGGCGGTGACTATAACAAGGGTGGTATGACTAAAATGAATAAAGGTATGAAAGCTCTTAAGAAAAAAGCACCAGCTGTAGCTAAGAAGATGGGTTACAGCTATGGTGGATCAGTTAAGAAGCCCATGAAAATGAATAGAGGCGGTATGTGCGGTGCATCTAATCCAGCATCTAAACCTATGAAGAGTAAGTAGATGAAGGTTTATGAAAAATATAAATCTGCTCTAGCTAAGCATGGCTACACAGTAGATGTAGATGGTTGTGTATGGGATGAGCGTGGTAACCAAGCTGCTATGGAAGATAGATTTGGCAATGCTTTTTGTAATGATCCAAACGTAACAGATATTTGTAGAGTTGCTGAGGTGTCTAAGCCTAAGAAAAAGGCTAAAGCTCCTGAGGGTAAGAAACGTGCTCGTACAGCTAAAGGTCACTACGTTAAGGATGATCCTAATACGCCAGAGAATGAAGCGTGGATTGATGAGTAATGAGCTTATTTAATCAGGGCAAATCCTCACGTATGCGTTCTGTATACGGTCACAATACTGGTACAAGCATAGAAGATGTATATGTTTGTCCAGCTAACTGTGTTTCTGAAGTAACTTTTATCCATGTAGTTAATGGTCAAAGTAGTGGAACTAACACAGTTGATATAACTTGGTACGTAGCCGCTGATAACTATACCTCAAAGTTTTTAAACGATAAGAGTATTTCTCACGATGAATCCGTTACTCATAGCAATATAGATCTAGTACTTCAAGCAGGGGATAAAATACAGGTAACCCCTTCTAGTGCTGGTCACATTGATACTATTGTTACAGTAACTGAAACCTTTATACCTGTAGGTTAACGGGTATGCATAAACAGAGGTACTAAGTTACCACTAAATAAGTATAACTATCTCCGCACACAAACAAAGGAGATAGTGATGCTAAACTTTTTACAACGTGGCTTTAGGGCTGTACAAAGAACACAACAAGCAAGAGCAGATCTTTGGTTACTTAACAATATGAGTGACAGAGACTTACACGACATAGGCATTAGCCGTGGAGAGATAAGAGAGCATATATATGGCGAGAAATCTAACCGAAAAACAAAACAAGTTTCTTGAAGTATTATTCGATGAAGCTAACGGTGATGCTGTTGCAGCTAAAAGGTTGGCAGGTTACGGGGACAACAGCAGCACTACAGCTATTGTTGAATCCCTAAAGGATGAGATAGGCGAGAAGACTCGTACCTATTTTGCCCGTACTGCCCCTAAAGCTGCAGTTGCTATGGTAGGTGCTCTTTCTGATCCTACTGAGCTAGGCATAAAAGAAAAAATGGTTGCAGCAAAAGACTTGCTAGACCGCGCTGGACTTGGTAAAGTAGATAAAGTAGATGTCACATCAAGTGGTGGCATCTTCTATCTACCACCAAAAGAAGGCACAAACGAATAAGTATTCCAACAAGAGACCTAGGATTCTGGCAATTACCAAAACCATCCAAGGGCAACGAAAAAGAATGGCACACAATAGTACGTGTAACCTCAAAGATACCATGGGGGTATGTCCTAGCTCCAGACAATGATAGGCTTCTGATACCTGTCCGTCTGGAGCTTGAAGCATTAGAGCTTGCAAAGAGACACCTCAAGCAGTATAGTTATCGTGCAGTAGCACAGTGGCTGAGCAAAGAAACTGGTCGTTACATATCACATATGGGACTAAAGAAGAGAATCGAAGTTGAGCAAAGACGTAGAAAAGCATCTGCTATTAAACGCAAGCTTGCCAAGTGGCTCGAAGAAACCCTTGAGGAAATCGAAAAACTTGAAACCCAAGGTGTTGGAGCCTACGCAGACTCAGGTACAGGTAGCTGAACAAGTAGTTACTCCTAGAGAGACTGTTCCAGCACAGGCGGTTGCTCCTGCATATGATGAGGAGTTAGCACAAGATATAGTGTTCAAGCCTAACCCTGGCCCCCAGACTTCGTTTCTGAGTTCGTCAGAGAGAGAAGTACTATATGGAGGAGCAGCTGGTGGAGGTAAAAGTTATGCCATGCTTGCAGACCCTCTACACGGACTAAACGATCCTAACTTCTCAGGATTGCTTGTACGTCATACTACGGAAGAACTTAGGGAGTTAATACAGAAGAGTCAAGAGTTATATCCACGTGCTATACCTGGTATCAAATGGTCTGAGCGTAAATCACAGTGGACTTCACCTAAGGGTGGTAGACTCTGGATGTCTTACTTGGATAAAGACACAGACGTTACAAGATACCAAGGACAGGCTTTTAACTGGATAGGCTTTGACGAACTTACACAATGGTCTAGTCCTTACGCTTGGGATTATATGAGATCACGTTTACGTAGTTCAGCCCAGCACTTAGGTTTGTACATGAGGGCTACTACCAACCCAGGTGGCAGCGGTCATCAGTGGGTTAAGAAAATGTTTATTGATCCTGCGCCATCTAACGAGCCGTTCTGGGCTACTAATGTTGAAACAGGAGATACTATTACATACCCTGAGGGACACAGTAAGTCAGGGCAACCTTTGTTCAAACGTAGGTTTATACCTGCATCCTTGTTTGACAACCCCTATCTTGCTGAGGCAGGTGACTATGAAGCAATGCTATTGTCACTACCAGAGCATCAAAGAAAACAACTCTTAGAAGGCAACTGGGATATTAACGATGGAGCCGCTTTCCCAGAGTTTGACAGAACCAAACATGTCATTGACGCTTTTGAAGTTCCCGAAAGCTGGGCTAAGTTTAGAGCTTGTGACTACGGCTACGGATCTTATACAGGAGTTATCTGGTTTGCTGTTGCACCAGACGAGCAACTCATTGTTTATAGAGAGTTATATTGTTCTAAGGTTACAGCTACAGATCTAGCTGATATGATTTTAGATTTAGAGAAACAAGATGGTGGTATGAGATACGGGGTGCTAGACTCTTCTTTGTGGCACAACCCTGGCGACACGGGACCATCACTAGCTGAGCAAATGATTATGAAGGGTTGTCGTTGGCGACCTTCTGATCGCTCTAGGGGTTCGCGTGTCGCAGGTAAAAACGAAATACATAGGCGGTTACAGGTTGATGAGTTTACTGAGAAGCCTAGATTAGTATTTATGAA